TTATAACTAATTTCTCTTTACTATTTATAATCATTTTTATGCAACATCAAATTTAACATCTGTCTGGTCAAATGTTGTTAAAGTTTCATCAAAAGTATTACCAGATATCTGCCATATTTCAGATGGTATAGCAAAATTAGTTTTTAATTTAAACGGATAATCTGATAATAATACCGGTTCACCATCTATACTTGTATTTTTTGTTCCCATTAGTGTTAACGCATTTAGTTGTGCGATAGTCACTTGATTAGCAAAGTTTTGTCCTAAAATTAATTGGTTGATACTTTTTAATGTAGGACCTGCAACAGGAACACCATATCTTGTATTATTTCCTCTAATGGTTGTTAATTGTTTTATTAGTATATCTCTTAAAGTAATTGATTGTGTCAACGTTAAATCTCTTGTATTAGATGTAAAGTGATCGCTCGTTGAATCATCAAAATTAGGATCAACACCTAATTGTGGAGTTACTCTTAAAGTTGTTCCATCAGTATTTGTTCCTAATCTTCTTCCAAAGATTGTTGAAAATAATGTATTTACTATTACGGCAACTTGTTCAAAATCTGTATTTGAATTAATACCAATTGTTCTTTGTATCTCTGCAGATACCGTTGTTTCAATATTAACTTGTCCTGTAAAATAAAAACCAGCAGAGTGAACTGTCTTTTTAAAGCTATCTCGCCAATCATTAATTGTACGTCCAACTTTTATAACATAAGAAAAATCTTGATAATACAAACTATCTTGTATTCGCATTGATGTTTCAGAAACGTGACCATCTTGGTTTATGTAAGTACCATCTGTATCAATTACAGCACCAACATTAATTGTTGCTGTTCCTAAATTATTCTTACTTACAGTAGCCGTTGATGAGTTACTTGATGTTATAGTTGTGGTTTCGGCAAACTGACCAGTTGGGCTTGAAACTTTTAATATACCAGTATTAGATGAATAAGATACAATTGTTGCAGTAACAATAGTAGAACTTGTATCCAAACCTGTTATTGTATCTCCTGCAATAAATGTTCCTGATACATTAGCTATAATTAAATAACTCGGAAGTGCTAATGTAGGAGGAGTAGGGGAAGCCTCATAACCAGCTCCAGATGATAATACTTTTAAACTTTGTATTCTACCTATCTGATCTCCGTATGCATAAATAATAGCACTAGAACCATTGGTGTCATCTACTTCAACAGACGGCAATGATTGATAATTATTTCCTTTAGATATAATTCTAATATCAGTTACATCACCTGATCCTGTATTACTCTCTTGTACAATTTTATTTCCTGTATAAGAATCACCTCTTGTGGTTTCGTCTTCTAATACGATATGATCTGTTGCGTCCATTCCAGTTGTATTTGCTTCAGGAGCAATACCACCATTAACAACTGATACTTTTGCTGTTGCTGAACCTCCACCAGTATCAGTATTTGTGAAAACTAAGTCATCACCAATTTCATAGCCAGAACCAGCATTGTCAATAATAATTTCTTCTATACCACCTCTACCTATAGCATCAACCTGAATAATTGCACTTTGTCCTCCACCGGTAACTGTAACTGAATCAGTTTCACTATATAAACTACCATCATTTGTAATAGAGGGTGTTGATGGAATACCTGTAATAACTGCTTTTATGTAAATGTCTTCGTCATCATTTTCTGTACCTCTAATAACTTCACTTGTTTGAAAAGTACCAGATAGAGTATCATCATTTAGAACAAACTCAGTAACTTCGTTAGCACCAATTTGAAACTTAAACACATTTTCTACAATTGCTGTTGCTTCTGATGTTTCACCTTCTATTGTACGACCTATTAAATCTAAAGTATTGCCGGTTGTTCCAATAGCTCTTAATATCTTTCTTGTATCCCATTTACCATCTGATGCTCTTAAAATATTTTCTCTTGGATAAATTGTTTCAGATTCTAATCCAAATAACAATCTAAAAAATAATTCGTGTCCTCTATTTGTTCCTTTTGCTTGATAAAGTGATTTAATATTTTTAATTAATTTTCTTTTATCAACACCGTTACTCAAAGTTTCAGGTAATGTATTTAAAAACTCATTTCTAAACTTTGTTAAAAAATTAGATATTACTTTATCAGGATCTCTAAAGTTTAATAGGTCTTGTATACTTTGTACTGGATTAGGTTTATAATTATTAATAACGGCTGTTGCATTTGAACTATTACCTACAACATCTTCACCCTCTATAAACTTATCTTGTGCTGAAATAAAAAGTCTATCGTTATTTAAATCTTCTGCTAGAATAGTTGCGGTAGCGTTTGATGTCTGACCTGTTATTGTTTCGCCTCTAGTAAACTTACCAAACGCAGAGCTTTCTAAAAGTATTTTATCACCAGCATCTAATTGTGTTTTATCTGTATCTAAACGAGAACCGTCTAAAATTAATTCATTTGTTTGAGCTGTTTCGGTTTCTAATTGAATACCATCTGTTATCTGAACTGAAGTAACCCCTAATTCAGCTGACTCCATGAATGTATAATAAGTTTTTAAGAACTCTAAAAATTTTGGGTGTTGTTCGAGTACGAACTCGGGAACCTGTTGATTAATCAGGTTAGATATTTTGTCTGTGAACTTTGCCATTAGTAGTTAGATGTTGTTGTATAACCTATACCAGCGTCAGCAGAACCTCCTACGAAAGTATCTACCTCAACTGTGATTGTTGAGTTTGCTGTATCAATGTCTAAAATCTGATCTCTTACAGGAACAATGTCATATGAAGCTGGCTCGACAGTTACTTCAATAATAGTAGATGAAGCGCCTCTTATATTTTCTACTGATGCAACTGTTAATGAGTTAATAGTGATTTGACCTGTAGTATAATTAACTGTTCCTTGTGTTGTATTAACATATGTTCTTACAGCACCTACAAAATAATATCTTCTTATATTACCATTACCATCATCATCAAGGAAATAAACTTTTTCATCATTTGGTACTTTAAAACCTGATGTAGTAATTACACCACCAGTACCTGACTTGTGACCTGTATGTGGATTGAATATACCGTTTCTAAAATAAATGTCATATCTTGTTGATGAACTTATCGTTGGAGTAAATGTTTTTCTAACTAATAAACTTGTTACGTTGGATAAGATACTATTATCAACATCATCAACTAATCCTGTAATTTTTGAGTGTCTAAACACACCATCGAATTGTTGTAATGTGTTTGTATTGTAATTTGAAATTGCTGTTGTAATTTCTGATTTTAAAGTATTAGTATTTTTTGTTGTTGCCTTTTCGTCATACTTTATATTTGAAGTTAAAATAATAGAAGTTGTTTCTGGATCAATAATTATTGGTCTAACAGAAGCAACATTATATTTTCGTAATTGAGATACGATACTTTGTTTTGTAGCATCTGTTAATGTAGAACCTGATGCTGCTTTAATCGCAATCTTTACTACACCATAAACAGGTGTTTCATCATCTTCGCCACCCCATGCTGAAACTGATTGAGCATTTGGATATAACTCCTGTACTAGTGTTTCATAGTCAGAAGTTGTAACTGCTCTATCTTGTCTTGCATATTGTAGTGGTGCGTTGTATCTAATTGATTCTTTTGTTTGTGCCTCTGCTCCACCTTGAGCACTTGAGTCTGTTGTAATTGTAACATTAGTAAATTCACCAACACTTCCTGATAATGTAAATGTAGAAGCACCATTCGCTTCAGCTTTGTTAGAAACAATATATTCTAATATAACAATATTACCATCTAGTAAAGATTGACCTATAATACCATCACCAAAATAAGTTTCAAACTTACCATCTTCACCTTCTTGTAAAAAATAAACTTTTGATGTGTCGTTTAAAGATGTAAATCCTGTAGCTTGTGTCCAAGATGTAGTTGTTGTATCAGAAACTGAATTTTGAACTTGTACTTTTAAAGTGGAAGTATCAGCATTTACACTTGGTATAATAAATCTTTGGTCAACATCTGTACTATCAACTGTATATTTAAACGTAACTAAAGTACCTTCATAAACTGGAATATTTGAAAATTGGTAAACACCTGAACTTGGTGTAATTGTATGAGAAGCATTTGTAACAAATTGATAAGATGTTCCATCAACTGAAGTTGTGAAAGTTGTACCTTTAGCCATTGTAACAGAAGCGCCTGATGCATTGTTTAATAAAATATCAATTGATGCTGTTGGTGACTTTGGTGATGTTGGTGTGTAACCTAACATCTTTGCCAATGATACAATATTTTTTCTAATATCAGCACTATCCAAGTACATCTCATTTGCCAACATATTAGCATTAAAACCTAGGTAATGAGTATTGTAAGCAAGTACGTCTAATAGAACAGCAAAACCAGAACCTTCAAAGTCATAATCTTGGAACTCCGATTGATTTTGTAAAAATGTTTTTAGATTACTTTTTATACTATCAAAATCTAATTCCGATACTTCTAATTTATTACTTGCCATTTTATCTTAATCTTTCTAAAAATGTTTCAACTGTAATTGGATTACTAATTCCTATTACATAAAATTTAATTTCTAATTGGTATCTATTACCATCTATATCAGGTCTTGCTATAATTTGTGTTAATTTAATTCTTGGTTCAAAGTTATTTAAAACTTCTTCAACTTTTCTTTGTAAGTTAAGAGCAGTCAATGGGGTAACTGGTTCAAATAATAATGCTCTTACATTACCACCAATCTCTGGGTGGAATGGTCTTTCAAAGTGATTAGTCTGAATTAAATTTCTAACACTTCTTTTAACTGCTTGTACATCAGTCAATTTATTTACATCATTAGTTACAGTATTTCTACCGAAATCTAAATCCAAGTCTTTGTATATTCGACTTGCTCTTTTAGAATTGTTAGATACATTTTCTACACTATAACTAGGCATACCAATATTTATACACGATTAACCAGCGTTTACGTTAGAACTTCCAGTTAACATAATACCTAAATCTGCTGAATCTCCTACTCTTCCGACAGGTATACCTTGTATTCTTACCGTGGCAGAACCTCTATTAAGTTTTTGATTGGGGTGAGGAATACACGCAGGAGGTGGACTTGGATTAGTAATGGTATGTGGTGCTACAGGTGTTCCTACAACTGAAGCCAAAATACCATTTACTCTCACAGTAGATTGTAAAGGTATTAGTAATGTAGATATTGTATCACAACCGTGTCCTGTTGCCAAAATATCCCCAAATCTACTTACAGCTGGCATTATCTACCTTGTGAGTTGTAAACTTTGAACGATCTTTTTTTACTTTTGTTCATTGATGATTTTTTTACTCTATTACTTGTGCCTTGTGATGTCTTTTTAGGCATTCTTTCGTGTGGTACAAAACCTTTTGATATTTTTGCCATTATCTACCTGCTTCTTTGGCTGCTTTGAGTGCTGCCTTCTTTTTTTCCATTATCATTGCTTGTCTAATTTTTCTACCTACTGGTATTTCAACAGAATCACTAATTTGTTTGCCTCTTTTACTGATATATTCAACACCAATTATATTATCTTTAAAATCACCTTGAACAGCCATAACAGCTTTCTTCAAACTCATTTTTTCAACTTCTTTTTCATCGCCATTTTCATTCCAAAACTTAAAAGTTCTCATTTTTGTCATTATTAACTTTCTATATTATATTTTTCTTCGTCAATATACGAATCATGTCGGCAAACGTTACAACAATTAATTGTAATGTCGTTTCCTTCGCCATCTTTGTAATCCTTGTAACAAGTCATACCACAATGACACTCATGTCCGCAATTTTGACAGTTTTTCATTATATTACTATTTATATTAGAAATCACAACGCACATTTGCGTGTTGTAGATTCGTTTCTGTCAATTTTCCCTTATTTTCTAACGCTGAATCACCAATTTTCTCTAAATCTGGCCTAATTTTACACGATTTTACGGAACAAGAACAAACCATGAACAAAATAATTAAAAAACTGACTAATAGCAAGGGTTTTTTTATCATTTATTTTGCTTTTTAACCATTTTATTACTGTACTATTCTATTTATCCTGATATATTAGCTAGTATATGATAAACAAAAACATAAAAACAAATAATATGACGATAGTTAGAAATATCGTATATAAACAAATAGAAAAAATGAGTAAGAATATCAAAGAAGTTATTGAAGTTGATAATACTCTTTTAAATATGATTGATATTAATATGAAAAACGCTATTAATAAAATTATTAACGATTACAAATTAAAACAACAGTAACCAAGGAGAATATACTATGAATACACTATCTACTAAAGCAATAAGTGACATTGAGAAGTATAACAAGTTAAGAGAAGAAGAATTGATTTTAAAAGCTGCCAAATCAGGTGGTGCAATTAAATCAGAAATGTTACATGGTTCTTTATTTGTTACTTTTACATCAGGTTTTGTAGATGTATTATCACAGAATTTAAAAGAAGTATTAGAAAAACTACTTGACAATACGACTGTAAAGGTATATAATACAACTAACAATGAATACGCTTATGACTTTATTTAATAACCAAAAGGAGAAAACTATGAAAAAGAAAAAAAATAAAATGAAAACAGTATATGAATATATGACAATATTCTTTGCAATACTCGGTACTCTCGCTATGGTATCAGCAGTTGGTTCGTTAGAAACAAATCAATACTTGTTAAGTGCCGCGGCAATCAGTACAGGTTTTGCTAGTTTTATAATGTCATTATTTTCACAACAATTATATTCGGAGGCTAAATAATGATTAAAGAAATGAACACTTTTAACAATAAATTATTTTCAATGTCTATTGAAGATTTAAATAACACTAAAGACTTAATCGCTGATATTATTAAGAATAAAGTTAAGTCTGTAATGAAAGTTGGTATGACAGTTAATGTAGTACAGAAGACTAAAAAGACTGTTGGTGTTATTACAAAAATCATGCAATCAAAATGTTTGGTTGACTTAAATGGTAAAATTTACAGAGTACCAATGTCAATGTTGGAGGTTGCGTAATGATTACAGTAACAGATAAATCAGAAACATTATTGGCTGGTATCGGTAAAATGATTGACGCAATGGTATTAGATTATGGTAAAGATGATATCGGTAATGAAAGAATGTTTAACGAATACAAAGATGGTTTTAAAACTATCGTTGGTCAAAAGTTTATCAAAGTAACTAATAACGGTAGTGTAAAAGCTTTTGTTGTTAAACAAGATGATGGTAGATTTAAGATGGGTGATATACTTAAAGCTTCTAGTTGGAGAGCTCCAGCAAAGAATAGTGCTAGAGGTAATGTACTTGATGGTAATTATGCTATTCAATGGACAGGACCACTATATTTGAGAGGATATAATTAAAATGAAAAACAAAAGAAATAAACTAGAAAGAAAACTAGATGAATACAATCACACAATGGAGTTGATCAGAACTATCGTTCCAGTTGCTATACTATGTCTTCAGGTAGTTATATTGGTAAAACTTATATGATGAAAAAAGGTAAATGTACAGTATGTAAAAAAGTATTCACAGTAAAGAAAGATGAATCACTTATAGGTAAACTAGGAATAATACCTGTTGATCTATGTAAGACACATTTAAAAAAAGTTTTATCTTATGATGAAATAAATTTAAACGATACAAGAGCAAATGGCTAAGTTTCAAGTATTAAAAGATAAAAAACTATTAAAGGAGTTTGATAATGCAATGGATACAGCTTTATTCGCAAATAATAATGAGTATGGTCCTGATATGGACATTTACACTAATGATAAACAAGCGTCAGAAACTTGGGTACATTTTGAATACAAAGAAAATTTATAATGGATAGTTATCTTAAATGGATTGCAACTGGTTTCCTAATGATAGGCGCTGGTGCTAATTCAGTAGGTATGTATCCACTTGGACCAATTGCTACTTTAACAGGTGGACTATGTTGGTTAGTAGTTTCTATTATGTGGCGTGAAGCCGCACTCATCACAACCAATGTTGTGTTATCATCTATTACTGTTATAGGATTAGCAGTAACATACTTACATTAATAGGCAGGTGTAGTTAAACGGTATAACATCTGTTTGTGGAACAGAAGTCGGTTGTTCAACTCAACCCGCCTGTACGAAAGTTATATTCCCTGCATTCGTGGGTCTTTAGAAAAAAAATTAGTTTTTGCTTTTGGTCTAGCAATACTATCTTTACTTCTTTTTCTTAATTGAGCTTTAGCAGAGTCTTCTTTACTTCTCTCTTTTCTTAAAGCTCGTAGGTCTTTTACCAAGTCCATACATACTCCTTTAATAAAGAGCGTTTCTTCAACCATTGTGGTTTACTTCCGTCCGTTTCA